CAAGCTAGCGCTGAATGGAAGCATGAGGTGACTGAAGATAAAATGGGGAGGGGTAGCGATGAAATTGCCTCAGTGGAAAGCATCAATACACTCTCTCTGCTTCCACCATATGAAGGTCAGCAAAAAGCAACCCTCGCTCTCAGAAATTTGAGGAAGGGTGATAATCAGATTGTAATTGCAATACAATCCGGCCAATTAATATGCGGAACAGGGGGGTGCAATATTTTATTGCGAGCTGACGAAGGCGAGTCATTCAGCGTTAAGGTTTCCCATCCCAAAGATGGCAGCTCAAATATGTTAATTGGTAATCTTGATACAGCATCCCTAAGAAAGATTAAAAATGCAAAAAAGGTGTTCGCCGAGATAACCATTTATCAGAACGGTGATCATGTTATGGGGTTTGATACGGTTGATAATCCTTTTATAGGCAGAAAGGTGTATCTCATGGAGGAGTTGAAGGAAATAATCGATTCAGGCTCTGATGTAAAGAAACAGAAGAATGGTGAATTTAATATAGGAGAAAGCAGCTTTAATATATGTAAAAAGGCACTTTTAACAAAAAGTGATACAGATGGAATTGTCGTTACTTCTAAGAGTACAAAATCCGAGCTGGTAATTGATAATTACTCAGAAACGGGGATGACTAGGAGCTCTTGTTCTAAGGGTGGAAAAGGGATTCTTATGTCGTTTTATGAATATCAATAATGTATTAAGCAAAAAAACACCTCGCTCCGGCGGGGTTTTTTATGTCTGAATTTGGAGGTCCAATGGCAGGACAAGAAGAAGTTGGCAGCATTGTTTATCAAGTGGAGATGGAAATAGATCCACTACTGCAAGGCGGCCGATCAGCAAATAGAGCCATCGGGCAGCTGGATTCGACCGCATCCACAGCCGGTAAAACATTTAAAACGTTAGACACACAGTTATCATCAACCGCGCGCTCAGTAAGCGCAGCTTCAGGTTCAGCCAAAAGGCTCGGTGGCAGCTTTCAACAAATTGGCTACCAGATTCAAGACTTCGTTGTTCAAGTTCAAGGCGGTCAATCAGCAATGGTTGCTTTTGGCCAACAAGGCTCCCAGCTTGCCGGTGCATTTGGTCCCGGCGGGGCTATTCTTGGTGCGGTAATTGCCCTTGCTTCAGCGTTAGCTGGACCTTTATTGGCGTCACTGGGGAGTAGCAGTAACAAAATGGCCGATCTTCAGAAGGCCGCTGAGTCCCTGAATAAGATTGTGGTCCTTAACAGTCAAGGGGTTGCCGCGTTATCTAATGATTACGCGCGACTGGCCGCCACCAACGCAGCCTTGGCAACCCAGTTAAGGGATGCTGCGGTTGCAAGGTATGCTGCGGAAGTTGAGAACGCTAGAAAAGCGGTATCGAACATTGCTGAAGAGCAAACATCATGGTGGAGAAGCTTAAGCGGTGGCGTTGCAAGTGTTACGGCTGCAGGTAATGCGCTCGATACATTAAGCGTCACTACAGACAACTTCAAGGAAGCTATAAATCAGGCTGAGGGTGCCGGAACAGCCTTTCGGTCAAGTACGCAGACACTGCTATCAACTGTTGCCATGATGGCAGACAAATTCGACATATCTGAGCAGTCGGCCTTTACCCTTGTTAAACAACTAAATGAGCTGGCCAAAAACCCGACATCAGATAATGTCACCAAGATCTCTCAATCAATTGCTGGAATGAAAAGCGCCACTGACGAGGGCAGGTTGGCCCTTGTGAACTTTAGGGATGAGCTGACCAAGGCCGGAGCTTCAGCTGCTCAGGCTGAACAAGCAGTAAAAGACTTGGAAGCCAGTATTGGGAGAATGAAAACGGAGGCGCAAGCGGCGAATTTTGACTCTTTGACTAAAGGGTTAAACCAGCAGTTAATCGGCCTAAAGCAGGGAAAACAAGCGGCAATCGAGTATGCGATAGCGCAGCAGGATTTAACGAAAGACCAAAAAGATGAGGTGATAGCCTTAAGCCGACAGGTGGCGGCTGCAGAAGAAGCAGCAGAAGCCAATAAAAAGGCGGAGGGACAATCAAGGAGGCTGGCAGGCACATCAGAAAGCGTTGCTCAGAAGCTGGCAAACCTAAGGCGACAATCAGAGCTGACTGCAAGCTCCACAGATGGCCTCAGCCGTGAGCAGGCTATATTGCGCGCTGAGCTATCCCTTGGGGAATCCGCAACTCAAGAGCAAATCAGGCTGGCAGGAGAGTACGCTGGTAAGATATGGGACACTACAAACGCTATTCGGGCACAACAACAGGCTGAGCAAGGAAAGAAATTTGCCAAGCAGGAAATAGCCTCCACTCAATCAACAATAGACCCAGCGACCGGTCAAGCAATAGACCCCATGGCTCAGGTTAATTTACAGGAGCAGCAAAAACTTGATGCTCTTGCTAAATATCAGGAGTTAGACAAGCAAAATACCGTACTTTACGAACAGGCAAAGACAGCCATACAAGCCGATGCTGCAATGCAACGCAGGCAAATTTCTGATGAAGAGAATGAGCGTCAAAGGCAAAACATGTCAAACCTTTTGGGTGCGACATCAGATTTCTTTGGTCAAATGGCTGGGGCAGTGGGTGATTACGCAGGTGAATCAAGTGCAGCGTACAAGGCGCTATTTGCTGTCAGCAAAGGATTTGCAGTTGCTCAAGCCTCAATGAATCTTATTACCGCAATAAGTAATGCAGCAGCGTTGCCATGGCCCGCAAATATACCAGCCATTGCCTTTGCCGCTGCACAAGGCGCTAGTCTAATAAGTCAAATTAGAGGGGCTAATTACGGCGGAGGGCGAGAGCATGGCGGTCCAGTGTCTGCTGACAACATGTATAGAGTCGGTGAGAAAGGTAAGCCAGAACTCTACCGAGCCAGCAACGGGAGTCAGTACATGATCCCCGGCGACAACGGCAAAGTCATTAGCAATAAAGACATGATGTCGGGAAGTGGAAATAGTGGAGTCGTTATTAACATCCAGAACTATACGTCTGGCACTGTTGATGCGCAGACTTCGAGTGCCGGCGGCCAGCTCACTGTCGATATTGTTGTTGCAGACTTCGACAACGGCGGGCCGATGAGCCAGGCAGTGTCTAGGAACCATCAGGCGCCACGTAAGGCAACAGGCTAACCAACCCGCTTCGGCGGGTTTTTTATTGGGAATTAAAATGGCAATACCTTACCCAGAATGGCTGCCGCTAGCCCAAAAGCCAAGCAAGAATATGACGCTGGATACCCCGTTTAGAGCTGACCAAGCGGCGGTAGGTCCTGCGATATACGAAAAGTTCACAGATGACGTAAAAGCAACATGGAATCTGACGTGGCTATTCACGCGAGAACAGGAGCGGGCATTCCAACTGTGGCTGAGAAGCCCGAACTATCTGAACAACGGCGTTCAGTGGTTCACTATGCCGATAAATTTAGGCGGTTCAGGCCTTCAACTACAGGAACTACATTTCACTCAGCCGCCAACGCAGACTAGCGACAACAACGGGGTAATCACGTGGACAGGAACCGTTGTAGCTAGGCAGATCAAAAACTCTGACGACGACTTTGACGACATCATTATCGAGTTCCCTCCTGTTTGGTGGAGTTATCTCGATATAGCGTTGAACAGAGAAATGCCAATTCATCCTTATGCCGTTCCTGTAGATATATTTGCAACGGATAGGAGTAAAGCCTGATGCCGACATTTCGAGAGTTCAAATCACAACGTCCAAACCGCATCCTGTACGACACAATGACCTTCTACCATCCAACTTTCGGGAATGTACGCCTTGTGAATCGTCAAGTATTCCCGAAGACGTTTGCTGGCCTGATATACACGCCGTGCCGAATGGAAGTATCAGAAAGCCAGCAGAGCAACACGCCGGTTATCAATGCGACAGCAAAATTCAGTCGTCTGGCTGACGATTTCAAACAGAAACTGAAATTGTGGAGAACTTATTCTCGAATTGTACCTATCACGGCAACATATCAACGATTCGATGCGGCGGACATGAATACCCCACTCAAGCCATGGACGCTATACGTAAAGGACGTATCTATGGATGACAAGGATGTTACCTGCACGTTGTCGCTGCAGAATCCTATCAATAACAATATCGCGTTTCTCTACAACACCACAGACTTCCCTGGGCTTGCCAATGCTTAAACAACAATTCATTGACGTCATGACTGGAAAGCCATGGCGAGATAGAGCGTGCGCGCTTGAAGCAGCAGACTGCTGGGGATTGGTCGTGTTGTTCTATCGTCACGTGCTGGGCATTGAGATTCACCAGACTCCGGACTACGAAGCCGGAAGTGACTTCAGGACGTGCTTTAAAGGTGATGTCGAGTTCTGGTCAATATCCGGCAGGCCGGTAGATTGCGGAATTTTCATTGCGTATTACGGCGGTGAGCCAAAGCACGTAGGGCTTATCTTGGATGGTCAGGCATTCCACAGTCGTGGCGAGAATGGACACGTTCGCATGGATAAACTGCGGACAATAGAGAAAGTATTCACAAAAGTGGAGTTTTACGAATATGCCGTTAATCGAAGTACAGAGAGTACCAGGTCTACCGAAAGAGCGGCATAGGTTACCTGTTGGCGGCAGCTTCTATCAGTGGTTGAATTCGGCTGGTTTGCACCACGACGTAGAGATATTGAGAAACGGCCATCGGCTGAATGATGATGCTGAACTAGATTTCCCGTTAACACCTTTTGATGTCATCAGCATTTATGACCAACCAAAAGACGGCGTAGTAGGAACAATTCTAAATCCGCTTGAGCATTTCAACCCAATTAAGTTTACTCAGAAAATCATCTCCTCGCTAATCAAGCAGCCCAATGCCAATGCCGCGAGCAATAACTCTAAAACATCTCCGAATAACAGCTTAAAGGGGCAGACGAACATCGCCCGAAACGGAGAGGCCAAGCCGGATAACTACGGCCAAGTACGCGCATTCCCCGACCTAATTCAAGAGTCCCTTTTCGAATATGTAGACAACATCAAGAAAGTAACTGAGTGGATGAATTTCGGCTTAGGCCGGTATGACGTCACGTCTGTCCGGTATTCTGAATCCAGTCTAGGAGCGCTTGCAGGAGCGTCATACGAAATATTCGAACCCGGAACGGTGATCCCGGTCATCTATGAGGGGTTCGCGTTTGATGACATAGACGGTCAAGAACTACCAGGACCGAACGAAAGCGGCGATATACCTGTGGAAACGGCAACTACCACAACAGACATGGTTTCTGGTGCATTCATAGCCGGACAGGCACTGGTTAAGATTAAGAGGAATAGCGATTTCGATTATTTCTATGACCTGCCAAAACCTCACTCTGTTTCTTTCGTCGTAAGCGTCACATACAACACTGTTGGCGGATCGGAAACGCGAGATGTAACGGTTTTTGCTGACCTGATTTCTGCAGTTACGACTGACGATGGCGCAGTTGTAGACCCGCAGTATTTTTATGAGTTCACATTCGGAAATCTAAGCGGCAATGATATAGGCCAACTTCCCGCTGACGTTGTTATCAATAACACACTTTTTACGCTTAACGATAATGAATCATTGGTAATTGGTCCGTCATTCTCTCCCGTTGCCGGCACGGAATTGTGGGTACACATGCAAGCCCAGCTTGGCCACGGTGACTGGGCTAGAGCAGATGTATCATACTGGAAAGTTGACGATGACAATAACCAGATACCTGGTACTGAGGGAATGGTTGATGTTGGGTTGAATAATGACGATGAGAATGCGGACACTAAGTACGGCACGTTCAAAATAACCCCAACTGCAGGCTCTGGCAGATATGCGGTGCAGTTTGTCAGAACCAATAACAGCAACGATCACTCTGTTTTAAAAGTTGAAGCCGTACACATTGTGCGCACTAGACATGATGTTTTATATCCAAACGATACGTTAGTTACCGTAAAAGTTGCTGCGACAGAACAGGCAACAAGTTCGCGAGATCGGAAATATAACGCGCTAATTAATCGCCACACTATCACGTACAACCTAGATACGCAGACAGTTGACTATACCCTTCGACCATCTCGTTCGTTTGCTGATGCCGTAGCGCACACATGGTTAGTAATGGGTAAGCAGCCTGAGAACACTATCGACCTGTTCGAGCTCTACTCTATTGCCACTAGCCTTCCCGATGAACGGCTTGGTTACTTCGACTACACATTTGATGATGAAGATATTTCCCTCGGCGATCGGATACAAACTATCTGCGATGCGGCCACGGTAACGGCGTACTGGGACGATGGTGTGTTGTCTTTTGCTCGTGACCAAAAGCGAAACGCTCCAGTGACAGTATTCAACCGAGCAAATATGAAAACCGAAGGATATAGCATCTCATATGACATGACGCTTCCTGGCGGATTTGACGGAGTTGAGGTCACATATAAGAACCCGGTAACAAATAAACAGGCATTCATCCGTTACCGCATTGTTGGTGATCGGATAGAAGAGGGCGCAGCAGTCAAGCCGAAGAAGTTCAGCATGTTGTACGTGCGGAACTCGTATCAGGCTAGAGACAGAGCTTTAAAGGAGGTGAGAAGGCTGCTCTATTCCCGTATGACAATGGGAATTACAGCCCTTGCAGATGGTGAGTGGGTGAATGTGGGGCAAATGGTTCAAGTTGCAGACATGTACGACAAAAACCAGCAGTCAGGATACATCGTTAACCGTATCGGGAATGATTTCGATACAAACGAGCAGATTGAATGGTTCGGTGAAATGTACGTCGTCGTCACTGACTCAATCGGCAACCCTACTGCGAAATATCTTGCATCGCCACGTCAGGACACGAAGTTTGGCTTCACGGCCGCAGTTCCTAACATCCCACTAAATATCTGGGATGGCGAAGATGTTCAATCCCCGTCTCGTTACATCATTGCCACGCAAATAGAAATGGATGCAACTGAATGGGTTGTCACTGAGAAACAACCAAATAGTGACGGCACCACTGCTCTAACGATTGTCGAGTATAACGACGAAATGTATGACTATGAGGTCATTGATTCATGACAACACCAACAATGTGGCCAGTACCATCTGAGGCATATGTAGACCTTCGGTTTAACTCTGCGAAGCTTGATGAGTTCATTACATCCAGCGCTGAAGAATATACAGACCGACTGGGGCAGAAGAAGCCGACCGTTGTCGGAATCGTTAGCAATCTATCAATACTTGGTAAGCCATATGCGACGGTGGCACTTGCTCAGGCTGACATAGATAGCGGAAAAATCCCACTAAATGGAACATTCACCGTCGTGTCATCCAGCGATGGCAGGTCTGTAGATATCTATACAAACACCGCAGGCGTCGCTACACCAACCGGGAAAGGGTTTGCTGATGCCGATGCGGTAAACGAAGCCATTTCTCTTGCGGAAAGCGTTTCTGAGCGTGTCCCGTCTGTAATTGTTCCAGACGATGATGTTCCTCTTTATGTCGATGAGGCCGAACAGGTTCCCGTATGGCTTGAAAACGGCCTTTTAAATGTAAAAGGGATGCATGACGATATAGCCAAAGACCTAAGTGGAAGGGTATTCAGTAAAGGGCTAATAGATTTCAATCCAAGTGTCGGCGATGTCCCTCTATTCGTAGATGAGGCCGATAACGTCCCGTTATGGCTCACTGAAGGAATGATTAGCGGGAAGGGGCTATCTCAACAGCTCCTTTCTGTGATCTCCTTAATGCTCTCACCGTCGTTTCAGCTTCGCGAGGCGCCGCTATCAGCAAGCAAACCCATCTCCACAGATGGACGAACACTTTTCAAATTCAAATCAAAGCTTGGCCGGCTGATTAATAACGAGAATATTCGACCGACAGTTATGTTTACCGGTGATTCATGGTCTGAATATGTGGCAATCCCACAGGCCATGTATAACCTGTTTCAATCGAAGTACGCCGTAAGCAACTCTTCATTCATCTCTGTAAATGGTCAGTTTATGCTGAATGGTGTGTCATTTACCAAGACTGAGGGATGGGTACTATATGATGCCAGTGCCGTATCTGTAGCGCCAACAAACGGATGCGGTCCGGATGGGCAATCCATTAGCACTAGCGCCGCAGACCAGACAATTACGATAGAGAACCAGGTGTGTACGCAAGTAAATATCCTTTATCAAGATTTGAATGGTACGTTCCGGTACAGAATCGACGGCGGTTCTTGGGTTAGCGTTCCTGGTAACAACACCGGGACAATGGTTAGAATACCTATATCGTCGCTATCTGACGCTCCGCATAAAATTGAAATTGATACCACTGGCAATGCTGGTAACGTTGCCATCCATGGATTCTGGTGCCCAAGACAAGTCAGGGGTATAGAACTCCAGAAATGCGGCAATGCAGGCATAACTGGAAGTGGTATCACAAATTATTATACGCAAATTCAACAATTCGCTAACTTCATGCAGCCAGATTTGATATTTGTCATCCTTGGTACAAATGACTTTCGATTGAATAAGAGTGTTGCTTCTTATATCGATGGTATTAGAAGCCTTGTAGGCGCATATAAATCAGCATACCAAGAGACTGGGGTTGTATTAATTAGCCCAGCTCAATGCAACGCCACTGGAGCCGTGCCAACAACGGAATTCCGAAATGCAATGGCTGGCTTGGCTATGGAGTTGGGAGTTGAATTTTTCAACTTCCATGACGACTGGGATAAGTGGTCTGTTATGAATGGCTACGGAGTATGGGTTGACTCATTGCACTTGAATAACTCTGGCGCTGCATCACTAGCAAAATCACTAGATCGACACTTCACTTCCCTCTGAGGTAACCATGAGCACTGTAACTAAATTAACGGGTGTAACTCTTCCGGGGACTGGATATCGCACCCTTGGCAGCTTTAAAGAGATTTATTTGTCAATTACGAATGGTCTTCTTGGTTTGTACTCGATTAGAAATACCATCGAAGAATCGCTAGTAAATTATGCTAATGAAGATCTCCCGATGACCATTATCGGGTCGCCGACGATAGCTGACGATGGTGCTGTGTGTAACTATCAGAACTGCTTTGACACGGGCATTACAGCACAATCTGCGTATACGTATATCTCTTTGGCAAAACCAACTTTATCCACCGATGCAGCACAAAACTGCATGCTGATAAGTAATTATTTTCAGCCAACTTCAGGTGCTAATGGTGGCGATTCCATTGGGTTTGCTAACAACGGGACTGCTAACCCTCGATTCCGAAACTACGCGCAAAACTCATCATCATCTGTCGTATTCGCTGACGCAGGTGTGGCCCCATTCAATGAGAGCAACGTTGCTTTTTTTGCCGGCTTGACGTCCCTTTCTGACGGCGTTCGATTGGCATTTGCTCGGGATGGCTCACTGTCTATCGGAAACCCAACAAGCATCTCTGCGAGAAACACAACTGGCGCCGGGACAATTCTGATTGGTGGACATCGTGGTCCTTCTAGTTTCTTTCCTGCATTCGGTAAGGGGATTTACGCCGCAGCAATATATGACCGCGCACTGACAAATTCAGAATTGACTCAGTGCTATCAAGATCTCCAGTTCTACGCATCCAAGCGCGGAAGAAACACCATTTAAAATACGCCAAGGAATTTTAATGTCTACGACAACACCGACTAACAATCCAATCCCGAGCGAAAGCCCTAGGGATTTCAGATTCAATATCGGCAATTTCGACCGCGTAATGAACTCTGATGACGAGGCGTATCAGGACAAGTTCGGAAAAGCCAGATTAACAATGGCTGGATTTGAGGCAGAAGCCAATCGTCTATTTCAAACCATAGGATGGATGGAGCTGGGAGATTGGGCTGTAGGCCTCACCGTCACAACGCGTAATCAAATTGTTTACTATAACGGTTCCTGGTATCGCTACATGGGCACCCAGTTACCATATACGATCACCGCATCATCCCCAGACAGCAACTGGGTTAATATTGGCGATGCTTCGTTGCGTCAGGAGTTGCATGCTCCATCAGGGTCTTCACTTGTAAGTTATCAATACCCAGCCACTGGCAGCGTTAATCGGTCAGTTCAAGATAAACTGGGTGACTTTGTCAGCGTCAGGGACTTTGGGGCTAAAGGGGATGGGTCATCTAATGATACGGCAGCAATACAGCTCGCGATAAACACAGGGAAGAACATTCATATCCCTGCTGGAATCTACAAAGTGGACAGCCTGGAGATAACAAAATCTCAAAGGATTGTTGGGGAAAACAGAAAAACCACAGAGCTTCAGCCAATGGGGTGTCTAGAGAGTATGGGCAAAGGGTATCTGATGTCTACTTAG